TGTACGGGGGTTCAGTATGACAGATTACAGTAAGCAAGAAGAACAATGGGAAAAACGTATGGCTGTGATAGGACAGAACGGAAACACCGGTGAGCATTACCCTCCACCAACAGGTGTCTGTCCACCAAGCACAGACAGCATTAACCACCCTCAGCATTACACCGATGGTCTGCTTGGTTACGAGGCTATCGGTATTATAGCCAGCTCAATGACCAAGACAGAGTTCAAGGGGTACTGCTTAGGTAATATCCTGAAGTACAGGCTACGTGCTGGTAAGAAAGGGGATGCACAGGAGTGCTTACAGAAAGCTGATAAGTACAACGATTTGTACGAACAGTACAAAAGCCTGTGCCACAGGGATGTGTAAGACAGGCAACAAAAAGGGGAGCCGAAGCTCCCCTGTTTTTTACAGCTGAGAAAAAGGTTTTCCTTTTGCCTCACCCTGAACCTGCATGAACTGCATAACAGTTTGCAACTGCGTGTTTCGTATTTCTTCCGCAAGATTACTCCCCGACACTCTGTCAATCTGGACAGCAGCTTCATATTGATTACGGAATATCTCATTGAGCTTATTCAGTGAAGCATTAGCCGATAAATACTTAGCCTCTGAACTAGAAATTCGTTCATTTCTTGATAAGTCACGTATAGCTGGTAGTTTAACCTGGACATACCCCGACTTAGTAGATATCTGAGTTATTTCTTTAACATTTCCATCACCAAAGAACGCATCTTTCATGCTCGGTGTCATGTTTCCAATGGCTGTGTTCATAGCCAGTGGTACATAGGTACTAATAGCACGACTGCTTGACAGTGTGAAGTTCTGTTGGAACTCCTCATTACCTAGAACACCAGCCCCTAAGTTATCAGCATTCTGTTTTACCATTAAAGCCCTAGTAATCTTGTTGTACATACCATTAGGCGCTAATAATTCCTTTTGGTCGGCTCTCAGTGGTGCAGCTAACACTTGTGCAAGGTTCTGTGTGTAGAACTCTACCATGTTAGGATCGGTAACTGGTTTTGTTGGAAGGTTCAGGTTCATAAAAATGTCCCTTGCCTTATCCAGCTTTTGATCGTCCGTTAATGTTGAGTCCTGTATTGACGTAGAAATACTGGCAGAGTTCGGGTTGGCAGACAATATCTTTTCAAGAGTTGATTGATTCAAAACCGTAACATCTGTCTGCTGTACTTGAATACCCAGACCAGAATAAATAAAAGCCTGTAACAAACTCATGTTCCCAGATAGCGCAATATCCTTAGCCGTTTGCAGCCATGCACCCATTTGCTTGGCACCTATATCCGCCATTGTTTTGCCGGTAATGTTGTCCTCAAAAGCGGTTAACACAGTCCCCATGCCCGACAAGAAAGCATCCTTATCCTGACGCGTCATATCTTGAACACTGTTAATCGTTGCTGGGAGAGTAACACGAAATTCAGCAAGGGCTTGCAAAGCCTTTTGTTTGCCTTCATTTGTATTAAAATCGTAGTCACCGATTTTTTGGATAATGTTATTAGTTATTTGAGTTGATAACGCCTCAGATGTAAAACGGCTTAACTCTTGTGCTTGGTTCATGTTGGCATTACTGACAGCAGAGCGAGTCAAAGCCTCCTCACGAATAGCCTCGTTCTGAGCTTTGGCAAGAGTAGCAGCTCTGAAAGCTGCAATCGCCTCTGGACCATCCACAGGTAACTTATTATCTTCGGTGAGGTACTCTCTAGGTACCCAAGGAGCGACCGCAAAATATTCTTTTAAGAACTGGTCTTGCGCCCTCATTGCATCCGCTTCTTCAGAACGCTCAACTTTAATGGCAGATGAGTAATTTGTGCCGGATGCTGCGTTTGCTGTCTTAAAAATCTCAACAATTTCCGTAGCACTGTAGCCTTGCTCGATTAGCTTGGCTTCGTACTCACGGGTTTGTTGAGCTATCCTTACACCCTTACCCGAACCAGCGTTAGCAAACAAATCCGCTAACGGTAAGGCAGCAGAGGAAACCCTTTCAGTTACCAAAGCCTTTTGCTGTGCTTCCGCTTGCTTTGCTTGAAAGATACTTTCACGTTGCCCCTGTGCAAGTATAGCCTCACCAAAATTCAGTGCTGTGCCTAATGCACCAGCCGCAAAGCTGGTGCTATTAGGTTGTACAGCAGTTTGTACAGGTTGAATCTGCGATTGCAAGATTGGATTAAACGCCATGTTATAACTCCTTCTCTACTTCATTAGGGTACTGTTCATAGAACTGAAGTACACCATCAATTTGTTTTTTCCAATCCTCGAATTGAACTGAGTTCCGCAACCGTAGCAGGTCTTGGCGTTGTTCCTCGAACGATGTTCCCTCTGTTAAGTCACGTAGGAAACTTTGGAAGCCACCGCCCTGCTCTTTAACCATGAAGATACGGAAATTCTTAACAACCTCATCGTACTGACCTGGCTCAACATGGGCCTTAGCGTACTCTGACCACTTCCGCATTGTTTCCATAGTCCGTTGAGTATCAAGGACACCGGCATTTTTCAACTCGGTAAGCTCTCTGTTCATCTGACGGATAAACACCTGTGATACAGAATCAGCAAGGTCTTTACGTTTAGATGCACCTGTAAATCCTGAGTACATCTCTTGCACCAAGTCCGAGTTCACAGAAAACAACGACATAATTGCCTCTGCTTGGGTGACTCGCATCTTACCAGATAAAGAACCCATGAACGGGTGGTTCATCCATGTGTAAGCAAGGTACGCTTTTTCCGCATCTTTGAAGCCAGAGAAAAAGCTGTATGTTTCTTTCATTACAGCCATAGCTTTTTCTGAAGTGCTTAGGTCTGGTGTTGATAAAATCATTGTGTTGGCGGTAGCAATATCCCAGATGGAATTAGTAATACCACCAAACGCACCAAGAACATCGAGCGACATACCGTTTTCAAACATGCCGGTAATCATATCTACGAATGCAGCAGGGCTAATACGTGAAGTTACGTCAACCTTTCCGTCAATAGCGAAGTTAACCATGCGGTTGATTAAGCCTCCCTGTATGATTTCCCATAACCAATCAGGAGCATCACTACCCGTAGCTTCCATGTAGAACTCTCTCAATCCATTAACTGTTGAACGTGACACGCTACTTGGTAATGGTGCTCCGTTCATTCCGAACATCCCACCAACAAGTAAAGTAGTCATTACCGCAACTTTTCTGGATTCAGCAAAGATACTTTCGTTACCTTTGATAACACCCCTGTCAAGAATTGCTTTCATGGGTGGGTCAATAACCAAATCGAAAAACAACTTGTTCACGTGTTGCACGAACTGGAACATGAACTGTAATGGATTGGCGCCAGACTGATAACCGAACTGGTCAAGACTGTTCTGTGACTGTGTAAGCCTACGAGTACGCATTAAGATATCAGCCTTTGTTGCACCGTTCAAAGTCTTACCAGCTTTAACAGCTTGGTCGAACTCAGTAAGTAATGCAACCATGTTCACGTAGTTAATACTGCCCTCTTGCAGCCTAGCACTGGCACGTGCAGGTAAAGCAAACGGAGCCTTAACGGCTTTGCCAGCCCAGCCCATAGCACCGTCAAGACTGTTTGTGGTTCTGCCGAAGTTAGCTAAACCATCATCAACAGCGCCTAAGAAATCATCAACAGTTCCAGTAGTCTTAACGATACCGGACTCATCAATCAAGTCTAACAGGTCCTTCATTTGCTTGTCGTTGTAGCCAGTGGACTTAGCTAACCCTTTCCACATACCAGGAAAGTCTTTGCTTTCACGGGCAGCAAGAACAGAGAACACACCAATAGCCCTTGCCATGTTCTTAGTTCCATCTACTGGGTACCTGATAGCTATGTTCAACGCTTGCATCATGTTCGTAGGAATCTGGAACAACGGACGGCCTATGATGAATGCGTACGTAGCAATCTTCATAAAGTTACGTTGGAAGTCAGCATCTACTACGCTCTTAAATGCACGTGTACCTGCTAACTTTCCTGCAAGAGGAACGCCTTTAGCTTTGTACAAAATACCTTCAAGACCTTCCATAGCCTCGTTAATTCGTTTTGAAATAACGCCTTTCTCTAGCCCATCCATACCCTGTATGTACTTGTGCATACGCTTGGCTTGATTTTGAACAGCCTTTGGCACACCCTCACGGAACTTCACACCATCCCTAGGAAAACCTTGCACACGTGGATCAAGGAAATCACGGAAGGTATTTAAGAAACGCTCACGCAAAGCAAGCATAGCGTCAGCACCCATTTCACGCTGTAAGCGTAACTGGGTTAAGCCAATACTTTCTAGTGGGTCTGCAATAGCAGCAACATCACCGTTGCCACCAACTAAAAGCTCACCACGTTGGCGAGAGTTATTACTACCGTAACCCATAAGCTCTGATTCATTCAGGAAATCCTCAACATCATCACGTGGGTTTTCACGGGTAGGTACAACACGTAGGTCAGCATCTTCGTACTTAGTTTGTCCACGCAAGGCAACAATTAAATCCTCACCCTCTGCCTCTAACCGCATAATGCCGACAGCTTTTTCACGTTTAACAGGAACCCCATCTACAACCTCATCAACCATTTGTACGACTTTGTACTTACGGTCTGAGTAGCTACGGGTTACATGTCCGACACGCTTATTCAGTACGATGTTTGGAAGGTCGCGAGGTGTACCATCTTGAACTAACACATGACGGAAGTTACCCTCCTCAAGGTCAACACGTGAGGTGCTGCGCATGATAGTAAAGCCTTCTACTTTACTTGCTTCATCAATGCTGATAGGCTTTCCGGTACGCAAGTCCAACACTTGGCGCACATCATCTAACTCGCCACGCTTTACAGGACGGACATACAAAGTGTCGTCACCGTTAGGGTGGTCAACGACTCTTGCTTTATCACGAAGTAACTGATTACGTACGTTTTGGTTTAGTACATCGAAGTGCCTATCGAAAACATCACGTGACTTCAGGTACGCATCCCATTCTTTATCATTAACTGGACGAAGTAAAACATCACTGGCCGTTTCTCTTGTCCATACCTTCTGTTGCTCATCTCCTTTGTACAGGAGCTTAGACAATGCAGCAGACTCTTGGTCATTGAGCTTCTTAATCGCTTCACGTGCTGGCTTCATGATATCCGTAGCCATACTCTTAGCGTATTCTAGTGCTCCCCATGCTTCTGTTAAATTACCTGAACCTAATAATCGTAACGGGTTCAGTAATAACTTAGCCCAACCACCAGCACCTGAGATACTGTTACGGTTAAATAGGGTAGTGTCGTATCGGGCATCAAAGAAATGGCGGAAGTCTTTGCGAAGGAACCACTGTCCGTTAATTTCAACAGCCTCAAGAGTTTCCCCAGTAGCCAGTCTACCAGCTACCTCAGCAAGTTCACGGCTTTCAAAACCAGCGTCCCCGTTAGAAAAGAACAACTGAAAGTCGCCAACACTACGAGCATCATCGTTCTGTTTCCATAACGTGTTGCCTGGTAAGTGAGTCAAGTTACCACCTGAGTTCTTTTGAACCTCAAGACCTTCTTGAACAATACGATTACCAATGTTATCAACAAGAATGTTGTTACCCAGTGAGCGCACACTTTCCGAAACAGCCTTAGGGCTGAACGATGTGTACTTCAAATCTCCAATTTCACCGGCACTGACGCTGTTACGTTGAACAACATCAACAGGATCGAGGCCTTCTTGCACTAATTTTTGAGAGTTTGGAGTACCGTCTGGAGCAAAGCCAGTGTACTGCTGACGAACAGCAGGTCGAGCTGCTTCAATTTTCATAGACACTGTGTTACCCGTGTTGTTACGAATAACATCTATGGTACCACGTGCTTGAACCCCGATTGAATCAGGGTCTACCAACATGCGGTTCGTTTGTAATGCTTGACGTAATCGAGAGGCTTCTGCTTCTGCTCTGCCGTAAGTATCCGATTGACGAATAACATCGTTTAGATAAGAGCGTTGCTCCTCTAATGCTTGTACTCTTGGTTGAAGTTCTTGTTTTGCTTTACGCACAGCATTCTTACGGGACATCCCACGCGCTATAAACTTCTGCGCTTCTTGTTCAATGCTCTCTTTAGATAACAACTGAGATACTTCAGCACCTAATTGCTTACGCTCCACATCCAAAGCCTTGCGATCTGCTCTTGACAGCTTGCCACTAGCAAACAAGTCTAGTGATTCTAAACGCTTCTGTGCATCTTCAACACTAATAATTAAACCACGATGAACAACTGCCTCTACTGGAGCCAACGGTCTGTCTTGAACAGGTAACTGTGGAGAACCATCAACCGTTCTAGGCCCACCCTCATAATCAGCACGACCAATTCCACGGTATCTAACTGCTGCATCCACTGTTAGGTCAGGCTTTTCATACCTACCTAAAAGCCTACGGAATAACCCCTTACCGCCTTTGTAAATTCCGTAGCCAGTAAACCCTGTGGCCGCATCAACCGCAGACCAAAACGACTCATCTGCTGAAACACCACCAGCAGCGTTCATGTTGTTTTCAATAATTCTTGAAAGAACACCGAGCTGTTCAACTATCGACAGTACGTTTGTATTCATTCCAAGTAAGGAATTGCTTCGATCTATATCTGCTGCAATCTTTAGAGCGATTGCTCTTTGTTGCTCTGGAGGAAGTTTAGCTAATCTATCAGCAAGAACATCAGCACTTACACCTCTGTCAAAAAACGCAGCTAATGATGTTAATCCTTCCGTGTTTGCTGACCGCATTTTGTCAATGCTTTCACTTGCTGGGAAGGTTGGTAAAATCATTTCGAGAGCATCAAGAATAATCCAACCTAATCCTGCTCCCTCCCATATGCGGTCTGCTTGTGCTCTAATATCCGCAGCAAGCTGGATATTTTGTTGAACCTGCTGAACACCTGCTAAAAGAGTAGGGTTGTTTACTGGATACTTTTCAATGTTATCAGCGTACACAAGGTCGCTTAAATACACAAAATCGTTTTCCATTTTTTGAACATTAGTTAAAGCATCAATAACGGTATCGTTACCAACATCTTGAACTAGTACATCGTTCAGCTCTTTAACAGCATTTTCTTTTCTTTTATCTTTGATTAAGGCAACAACTTGACGAATCCCTTCTAACACATCTTCTTCTGTTTTGGGAATGCGAAAGTTTTCACCAAGCATAGACCTAGCAATTCGCTCGTACTCATCACGAAGCTTGCCTTGTAATGCGATACGTATCTCTGGGTTCTTAAAAAAGTCGTCAATGTTGTACTGAAGCTCTGGCATAGTAAACATAGAAAGCATAGCATCAGTGGGCTGCACACCCTGAGCAGGAATGAACGTATCTCTAAGAGCGTCTGTATCGCTCTGTACGGGAGAAACTTTTTTAGGTGGTACTACCGCATTACCCTGCTCTGCATCGTTCGTTACAGGCTCGTTTAGAGCGTTTTGTTGCTCTTGCTGTTCTTGTTCTAGCTCATCCATTATAAACCCTTAACTGAACTGTCTGTTAATAAAGTCTGAACCAAGCTCTGACATTCCGAAGCTGGCTGCTTGTCCTGATAACTGTGACAAAGCACCGAAACGATTCATGGTCTGCTGTTGTCCAGCTAACTGCCGACCGAATCCAGTCATTTGGTTAGCAAACATCTGATTACCAGCAAGCTGAGAACCGATTGAAGCCATGCCACCAGCAAAGCCTGAGCTGTCCATGGTACCTGAAGTGGCACTACGCTGTGTTAACATAGCTCTTTGAATCTGTGCTTCTCGTAATGCCTGGAGTTGTGAACGCTGTGCTCTTAGTCCTTCCATAGCTTGCTGTGTCTTGGCTGCTTCTTTACCTGTTTGGTACTGCTTGTAGCCAAAACCAATACTAGCGGTAGCTGCTGTCGCACCTAGGGCTGTTGCAAGGCTACCAGTAGTAGCTGCTATTGTTCCTGTTGCTGTTGCAGCACCACCTACGGTAGCCGCAGTTGCTCCTGTGGTACTTACACCAGCCGCTATGGCTGTTAATGTAGCTGGGTCACACATAATCGTTCTCCT